GGTGTATTGCCTCGGCTCAACTGGAGCCGCCTGCAAATGCTGTGGCTGGAATACGCCTGGTACGGCGGCGGATCGCTGCGCTGGGGGGTGCTGCTCGACGGAGAGCCGTACATCCTGCATGAGATTGGATCGGGCAACAACGAGCCGAGCGCGACGCAATCGTCACAGCCTCCGCTGGGGGGGCCATCGACCGCATCGAGCACGACCTCGCTGACGGTTTCGACGGCAAACTGGATTGCAAATCAGTGGGCGTCGCGCACGCTGCAAATCACGCCCAGCACAACCGTCGCCGCGTCGTCTGCCGGCCAGACGCTTCCGCAAGCGACGATCAACGTCGCCTCGACAACCGGCTTCCCGTCGTCGGGTCAGGTGTTTGTCGGGAATCAACTCGTCAACTACACCGGCATCACAGGCACGTCGTTGACGGGTTGCAGCGGCGGCAATCTGACGCTGACTGCTGGGCTGAGCGTTCAGTCTCTGACCACCACGCTGGCGCGCATCACGTCGAACACGGCCAACACGCTGACGCTGGTTGACAGCGTGACCGGCCAGGCGCTTACAAACGCGCCGGTGGCGGGCGGCAACTACACGATCGGCCTGGTGGATCGCGGCCAGCTTCTGCCGCGTCAGCTCATTGTGAGCTGCGATGCCGTGGCCATCATCGAGATCGTTTCCGGAACGCCGACACTGCCCGTGACGTTGACCGGCGCATCGTTCCAAGCCGTTGCTGCGCTGGGAAGCGGCGGATCGTTCGCGGAACGCGATGTCTCGGCTACCGCCTTGTCGGGTGGCGAGGTCGTCATGGCGTTTACCTCGATTGCAGGCTCCGGCGTACAGCAGATTGACCTGGCCAACCTGTTCCCGCTGTTCTCGAACATTCGCGGTGACTCGCCAGATACCTTGACGGTAGCGGTCAGCACCCCGAGCACCGGCGGGCCGTGGAGCGTCGGGGCACACGTTATTTGCCAAGAGGCAATGTCTTAGGAGCAGGCCATGAAACGCAAGTCGCACGCAAACATTGTCACCCTCGCAGGTGATGACCGCTGGATGGTCGAGCGTGATCTGGAGACCATGATCGAGTGCAAAAAGATCGAGGCTGACCCGAAGCGGTTGGCCAAGGTGCGCGCGCTGGCGAAGGAAAAGATGATGGCCGTCGCCAAGGTGGCGGCCGAGGGATCCGACGATTAACTGAAGTACCCACCCACCCCAAGGAGAAGCGCGCATGAGTACGCTTGACGCGGACACCCTCGCCACCCTGACGCCCGAAGAGCGGGCCGCAGTCGAAAACCCCGACCCAGACGAAACCGCCGCGCTGGCGCGCATTGCCGCCGGCGGCGACGACGACGACGAAGACGATGACGCACCGGCGCCGGCTGCTGCTCCGGCTCCCGCCCCGGCAAGCGATACGCCGGCTGCCGCTCCGGCCCCCGCTGCTGCCGCGCCCGAGCCGACCGAGCCACCGCCGCCGACCGGCGATGCTGCGCTGCCCGGCTACCAGGCAAAGCTGCCGGATGACTACGATGGTCAGATCAAGTCGCTGAAAGACCGCGACGCGGCGTTGCGCCAGCGGTTCAAGGATGGCGAGATCGACATCGACGAGCGCGATACCGGACTGGCCGATCTGTCGGAGCAGCGCGAGCAACTGCTGGTGGCACGCGCGAAGGCCGAAATCTCGAAGGAAATGCAGCAGCAGACGGCCGAACAGCAGTGGACGGCGACCGTCAACCGCTTCATGGGCGAGACCGCGAAAAGCGGTGGCATCGACTACCGGGCCGACGCCGAGAAGGCTGGCGACCTGGATTCGTTTGTGAAGATGCTGGCAAACAATCCGGCCAATGCGCAGCGGACGATGGACTGGTTCTTGTCCGAGGCGCATCGGCGCGTCCAGGCGCTGCACGGCGTTGCGGCACCGGCACCCGCACCGGCGCCCGCGGACAATGGCAAGCGCAACGGCCGCAAGCCGGCGCTCGATGCGATGCCCAAGACGCTGGCGCAGGTGCCGGGCGGCGACGGGCCGGGCGACGTGGGCAGCGAGTTTGCCGACCTGGATTCGCTTCCCGGCGATGACCTGGAGGCGGCAATCGCACGCATGACACCTGCGCAACGGGAGCGGTACGCCAGGTCATGAAGCGCGCCGTCACCACTCTGGACATCGACGTGCGGCCCGGCGAGCGTATTGACGTGTCGGGCTGCGCCTCCGTGGAGCTGATCCGCAAGAGCGGCCAACTGGCCCGCTTGCGCGTGACGGCTCCGCGCGACGTGCGCATCGAAAAAATCGGCGGCGCTCAGATTGCTGGCGTGCCAAGCATGGAAGTATCGCAGTCAGGCTGACATCAGCCACCCGCGAGCGCAGGAGTGCTCTTCGAGGTTTTTAACACTTGAAGGAGTGCCTACATGGCTCGCACGATCATCGGCGTCAACGACGCCAAGGCAGTAAAGCGGTGGGCGGGGCTTCTGGCCTACGACACGTCGCAGAAGTCGTATTTCAATCAGCGGTTCATGGCGCGTGGCAACGATGCCGAAGTGCCTATCCAGATCCTGACCGATCTGGAGTCGGATGCCGGTGAGCAGATCAACTATGACCTGCTGGCCGAGCTGCGCATGGCGCCGGTTGAGGGCGAGGATGTTCTCGAAGGCAAGGAAGAGGCGCAGCGGTTCTACACCGACTCCATCTACATCGACCAGGCGCGCTGCGGCGTGAACACCGGCGGGCGCATGACCCGCAAGCGCACCCTGCACGATCTGCGCGAGAAGGCCAAGCGCCAGCAGTCGAGCTGGTGGGCGCGTCTGATGGACGAGCTGATGTTCATCTACCTGTCGGGCTCGCGCGGTGTCAACGCCAACTTCCTGGTGCCAGCCGGCTACAGCGGACGCGCCAACAACTCGCTGACCGCGCCGGACAGCAACCACATCCTGTACGGCAACGACGCGACCGCGTTCAACAACATCGACGCGAACGACAAGTTCGATCTGCGCCTGGTCGATCGCGCGAAGACCAAAGCGGATGCGCAAGGTGGCGGTGCGACCAACATCCCGGTCTTGCAGCCGTGCAAGATCGACGGCAACGAGACGTTCGTGTGCGTGATGCACACGTTCCAGGAGGATGACCTTCGCTCCAACACGGCCACCGGCCAGTGGATCGACATCCAGAAGGCGTCGGCTGCCGCCGAAGGTCGCAACAACCCGCTGTTCAAGGGCAGCCTGGGTATGTACCGGGGTGTGATCCTGCACTCGCACCGCAACGTGATTCGCTTCAACAACGCAGGCGCTGGCGCCAACGTCGAGGCGGCGCGCGCGCTGTTCCTTGGCTCGCAGGCCGCCGTGTGCGCGTTCGGCTCGCCGGGCACGAACCTGCGTTTCGACTGGAACGAAGAGACCAGGGATAACGGGGACAAGGTGGTCATCACGACCAGCTCGATCTTCGGCATCAAGAAGGTCACGTTCACCACTGAAATCGGGGCACAAGACTTCGGTCTGTTCAGCCTCGACACTGCCGCCGCGTCGCGGTAAGGAGATCAGACATGCCGTTTTCCGCTGCTGCTCAAGCGAGCAACGACTTTTTCACGGGCCGCGCCCAGGCTCCGACCACGTTCGACGGTTCAGTCATGGCGGTGCGCTCGGCCGTGTCGCTGGCGACGGCCGACCTTGCCAACGGCACCGTCGGCGGCTTGGCGATCCTGCCGGCCGGCGCAATTCCGGTGGCCTTTGAGCTGGATGCGACGCAACTTGACTCCAACGGCACGCCGACCCTGGCGTACTCCGTGGGTGTTCTGAACGCTGCGCAGACCGCAATCTCGACGGCAACCGCCGACGGTGGCGCTGCCTGGGCGACCGGCCAGACGACCGGCCGCACGAGCGGCGGTTCTGCCTCGGGCATTGTGGCCAGCCGCCCGGCAAAGCTGGTCACGCCGTCCACGTCGGATCGCACGATCGGCGTGTCACTGACCGCCGCTGCCGCAACGGCCGTGGCGGGCACGCTCGCCATGACGCTGTGGTATCGCTTCCCGTAACGAGTGACCGGGAGCTGTAAGCGCGAACGAGTTGTCTCCCTATGGCGCGCTCGTTGCGCGCTTTGAAGGGGGGGCCAACCCCCCTTTTTTCTTGGAGGAAATTCATGAGGCTGCAAACCGCAATTCAACCGCGTCGCGACGGCACGGTGCGCGTCTCTGGCGAAGCGGGCCAGACGTTCATTTTCAGTGCCGATCAGGACGGCGATCTGACGTGCGACGTGGACTGCGAGGCGACCGTGGCGCGCCTGCTGGCCGGCGGTCAGTTCTACCCGGCCAACCCGGAAGACTTCGACGCGGCGCTGGCGCTGAGCGAGAAGGCGGCGGCAGAGAAGGCGGCGGCCGAGCGGGCGCTGTCCGGCGCGAATCCGGTCGATCCCGACGACGACGACGACGACGACGACGATGATCCGGTCGATCCGCAGGCGCTGCCGGTGGAGGCCAACACGCCGCCGGTGCCGGCGCGCGCGACCAAGAACAAGAAGGCGGCGGCGCAAGCTGCCGCGCACTGAGCGGGGGGCGGTATGGAAACCTGGGTGTACGTGCTGATGGCCGTGATCGTGATTGCGGCCGTGATCTACGCGACCAAGGGGCGCCGCTCGGGCGGATCCGGTGCGGGCGGCAATCCGCGGCCGCGCTCGGAAGCTGAACCGCGGGAGCCTTCGTCGGAGCAGTAGTGTGGCTGCACTGAGCGCACTGTATCCGGACATCCTGCCCTACGTGCCGGGGTGTCCTGACCCGATGCTGGATCAGGAAATTCGGCGCGCGGCGCGCGAGTTCTGTCACCGCGCGCGCCCCTGGGTGACGTGGCTGACTGACATCACCACGTCGGCCGCGGTGCGTTCCTACGCGATCACGCTGCCGGCCGACTCGGAGATCTTCCGAATCGAGCGGGCGACGCTGGACGATCAGCCGCTGGACGTGCTGGTGTACCGCGAGCAGGAAGCGGATCCGGCAACCGTGGCCGGGCAGTGGCCCGGCGTGGTCTCGCGCGATCGGCAGAACGTGGTGCTGATACGCGATCCGGCGGCCGGTCAGAAGCTGAAACTCCAGGCGGTGCTGGCGCCCAGCGCGACGGCGGCAACGCTCGATGACACGCTGGTCGCGCAGTTCGGTGCGGCCATTGCCGAGGGCGCGAAGTACCGCCTGATGCGCGTGCCCGGCCCGCTGCACAAGCCCCAGTCGGCCGAGGAGGCGCGGCTGCTGTTCGAGATGGCGATTGCTGCCGCCAGCCACGCCGCGTACCGCAGCCAGACGAACACGACGCCACGCGCCTCGGTGAAGTGGTGCTGATCTTGTAGGAGAACGACATGCCGATTGCTGCCCAGTCCATCATCCGCCGCTGCGTCGAGACGCTGCAAGACAACAGCTCGATCCGCTGGCCGGTGGCCGAGCTGGTGCGCTACCTGAACGACGGCCAGCGGGAGATCATCGTCCACCGTCCGGATGCGATGGTGACGAACGCCACGCAGGCGCTGGCGGCAGGCTCGCGCCAGACGCTGCCTGCGGCCGGCGCAAAGCTGATCGACGTGATCCGCAACACCAGCGGCAACAAGCGCGCGGTTCGCATGTGCGCGCGGGAGATCCTGGACGCGCAAAGCCCGAATTGGCACAACCTGGCCGGGGCGACCGAGATCGTGCATTTCATGTTCGATCCGCGCGATCCGCGCACTTTCTACGTCTACCCGCCGGCCGCGGCCTCGGGCGCCTCGCTCGAGATCGTCTACTCGGCGCTGCCGACCGACATCACCGAGCCGGCTGCCGGCACGGACTACACGGCGGTATCGGGCAACATCAGCGTGCCGGACATCCACGGCAACGTGTTGCAGGACTACATCCTGTACCGGGCCTACACGAAGGACGCCGGCTACGCGGGCAATGATGCGCGTGCCGCGGCGCGCTACGCCGCCTTTGCGAACGGCCTGGGGATGGAGATCAAGGCGACGCTGGGCGTTTCCCCGACTTCGCTGGGCAATCCGGCGGCGCCGCAGGCAGCCGCCGCGGTGGCCGGCGGCGCGGTCTGATGCGGTGAGCCGTGTCTGTCCTGCGCCTGGCCGGCTTTGCCGGCGAAAACCGCGCCCTGCATCCGACGCTGCTGCCTGATCCGGTCGGGACGGTCAGCCGCAATCAGAAGCCCGGCCGGGGCGATCTGCGCGCCTGGTTGCAGCCGCTGAACGTGGCGACCGTGCCCTCGGGGCGCACGTCGATCTACCGGATGGGCCGCGACGTGGCCAGCGATAGCCAGTATTGGCTGTCCTGGACGACGGTCGTCCATGCGGTGCGCGGGTTCGATCCCGATGACACCACGGAGCGCACCTACTACACCGGCGACGGCGCGCCGAAGGTGACGGACAACACGATCGGCCTGGCGACCGCGCCGTACCCTACGGCAAGCCGGCCGCTGGGCATCCCGGCGCCCGTTGCGGCGCCGACTCTGACGGCCGCCGGCGGCGGCGTGGGGCAACTGGCCACGGCGTTCTACGTCTACACCTACGTCAACGACTGGGGCTGGGAGTCGGCGCCGAGTCCGGTCAGCGCGGCCAACACGCGCAAGTCGGACGACACGGCGACCCTTAGCGCCTTCTCGGCGGTGCCGTCCGGCAACTACGGGATCACGGCCATCCGGATCTACCGGACGGCCACCGGCGCCAGCGGCGCGACGGAGTTCTTTTACCTGCGCGAGATCGCCATCGGCACGGCCAGCACGACCGATGACAACCGCTCGCTCGGGGAAGTGCTGGAAACGACGACCTGGCTGCCGGCGCCGGGCGTGCCGCGCGGTGGCGCGGCTGGCGGATCCGAGGCAAACCTGTCGAACCTGACGGCGCTGTGGAACGGGATGCTGGCGGGCATCGTCAACAACCGCGTGCGGTTCTGCGAGCCGTATATCGCCTACGCCTGGCCGGACGAGTACGACGTGGTGCCGCCGGATTCCAAGGCGGTCGCGCTCGGGGTGTTCGGCCAGCAACTGCTGGTACTGACAACCGGCCGGCCGCTGATCGTGGCCGGCTCCGGCCCGGACAGCCTGGATCATCGTCCGCTGGAGATCCCGCAGGGCTGCGTGGCGTCGCGCTCGGTGGTGAGCATGGGCAACGGCGTGGCTTGGGCGAGCGAGGACGGGCTGTGCTGGTTCGGCGCTGGCGGCGGCTCGATCCTGACGGCCGGCACGATGACGCGCACGGACTGGCGGGCGCTGGTGCCCAGCTCGATCATCGGCCGCATGTACGAGGGGCTGTATTTCGGCAGCTACTCGACCGACGGCGGCACGACGCGGCAGGGATTCATGATCGACCCGTCGAACCCGACGGGGATCTACTTCCTCGACTCCGGCTACGCGGGGACGCACTTCGACGAGCTGCAAGACCAGCTCTACGTGCTGTCCGGCACGAACGTGCAGCGGTGGGATGCCGGCGCGTCGTCGATGACGTACCGCTTCCGCAGCAAGGTGTTCGAGCTGCCGAAGCCCGAAAACCTGGCCGCGCTGGAAGTGAAGGCCGACAGCTACCCGGTGACGGTGCGGATCGACGCGCTGAACCTGTCGGCGACGGCGGTGTCCGCGCTGGTGGCGCAGCGGCCGGCGGTGTTCTCGGCGCCGACTTCGACCACGTTCCGCTACACCGTGAGCGTGACCAGCGGCGACGCGGTGCCGCTGCCCGGTGGATTCCTGACCGATAAGTGGCAAATCGAGCTCGAGGGGACGGGCGCGGTGCAGTCGGCCGCGATGGCGTCAAGCGTTGACGAGCTGAAACAGGTGTGACGGTGGCCGATCGTCCTGACTTGCCAGGCCCGCGGGCGCAGAATTTCGAGCAGCGCGTCCATGAGACGCTGATGGTCTACCTGGGCCGGCAGGGCAACCCGCTGGATCGCGGCCTGACGCTGCGCGACCTGGCGGACTGCGGTATGGTCGAGCTGCGCGACGGGTTCAGCCTGCGCAACTCCGCCGCGTCGCTGCCGATCCAGCCTGGGCCGTCCGTGGGCGGAGACGCGACGCCGGACTACACGCCGCCGCCGACACCGACCGGCTTTGCGGCCACGGCCGGCCTGACCACGGTGATCGTGACGCACGACGCGCCGACCTACACGCAGGGCCACGGCCACCTGCGCACCCGGCTGTTCGGCGCGCAGTGGGTCAGCGGCCCGCTGCCGACCATCAGCAACGCGGTGGAGCTGGCGCAGTTCACCGGCCAGGTCTTCGTGCTGTCAACGCCGATCGGCACCACCTGGCGGCTGTGGATACGCTGGGAGACAAATGACGGCGTGATCGGCCAGCCTGCCGGCGGAACCAACGGCCTGGAAGTGACGACCGGGAAGATCGGCAACGTCGATCTCGGCCCGCTGATCGTTGAGGCCGGCAACATCGCCAACAACGCGGTGGTGACGACCAAGCTGGCCGACGCGGCGGTGACAGCCGCGAAGCTGATCGACAACGCGGTCTCGGCGCAAAAGATCGTCGATGGCGCGATCGTCACCGCAAAGCTGGCCGATGCGGGCGTGACCTCCGGCAAGCTGGTCGATGGGGCGGTCGTGACGAACAAGCTGGCCGATGCATCGGTGCAGGCCGCCAAGATCGTCGATGGTGCCGTCGTGGCGTCCAAGGTCGCGGCAAAGTCGATCTCCGCTGAAAAGCTGATTCTGACCACCCTCGACAACCTCGCACCTAACGGCAACCTTGCCACCGGCGATCTGACCGACTGGCGGGCGTGGGTTGGCTCGATTGCGGCTGTGTCGCGCGGTACGGCCGGTGTGCCGGCTGGCGCTCCGGCGAACAACGTGCTGCGCCTGATCGAAACCGGCGGGTCAACGGTTGCCGCGGCGTTCAACTGCGCCCGTGCGTACAGCGACACCGATGCATGGAAGTACGGGATTGGCTGCCGCGAGGGGGAGCAATTCCGGGTGGCGATCGACGCGGCGCGAGGAGCGACGACCGGGACGTTGATTGTCTACCTGTACTGGGCGCTCACCGACGGCAGCTACACAAGCAGCACGCTCGTCATTTCCAGCGGCGGCGTGACGACGACATGGGCCGAGTATTCCGGGATGGTCACGGTGCCTGCCAATGCCGTCTCCTGCTGGCCCTACGTGTACTGGGTGCCGAACACCACCGGCGTCAGCGCCACGCTGTACACCGCCAACCTGCGCGTCATCCGCGCAGCCAGCGCAGAGCTGGTCGTCGATGGTGCGATCACGGCTGCGAAGGTGGCGACCAACGCGATCACGGCCGACAAAATC